AATAAACTTTACATCGTCAGATAGTAATTTATCTCCAATATTATACTTAGATACTGCATTTACAGAATTCAGAAATAGTCGTTTAGATAAACCAATAGTAGATTATCCTATTGATGGAAGAGTTAATTCAATTTTAGATGATCCACATGCTGCAATATACGTATCTAATACTGTAAATTTAAATAATCCAGCAACATCTATTAAAGTTATTTTATCTGCTTATAGACATTCTTCTGCAGATTTTAGAGTGCTTTATAGTTTGATAAAAGCAGATTCTAGTGAAGTTGAACAATCATTCCAATTATTCCCAGGATATGATAATTTATCATTTAATAATGAAGATGGATTTACAATAGTAGATGAATCTAAGAATAGTGGTTTACCAGATACTTTCGTACCTGCTAGTTTATCCAATCAATTCTTAGAATATCAATTCACTGCAAATAATCTTGAGTTATTTACTGGATATACAATTAAAATTGTAATGTCTGGAACTAATCAAGCATATCCACCAAGGTTGAAAGAATTAAGGACAATAGCAATAAGATGATAAAAGTTGAAGGTTATCCTAACCTATATCGTGATGAAAAAAGTGGTGCTATAGTTAATTGTGATTCTATGACTTATAAGGAATATGTCAATTCTTTACGACAAAAAGAATTGCAAAAAAGTGAGTTAGATAAGATGAAGCAAGATATTGATGAAATTAAATCACTTCTTAAATTATTGACAATGGATAAGAATATAAATATCTAAAGATAATATAATATTTGGTTGAATAATGGCAGTATACGTATCTAACATCACAATTGAACAGGGTTATGATTTTGATACCTCTTTTCAATTAGAGGATACCAGAACTAATGCTCCTCTCTATTTGGTTGGAGCTGCTTCAACAGCTCACTTGAGAAAAAGTTATTCTAGCACTAATTCAGTTTCTTTTGGGACAACTATAGCCCAACCAGAAAATGGAATTATTTCTATATCAATGGCAGCATCTAAAACGTTGCTATTAAAACCAGGTAGATATGTTTATGATGTAAAAATAACAACTAGTGGAAAAGATTATAAAGCTGTTGAAGGATCAGCATTAGTACGAGCCGGAGTAACTAGGTAATGCCAACGATAAACGATAGAATTGGATCTCAAAATGTAATTCGTGTATTATCCAATGCATCTGCACCACCAACAAGAATAACCAATCTAACTGACGTTGATTCTACAAGGAAAGATGAAGATGGAATGCTTTTGGTTTGGAATCTTTCTGACGAAAAGTTTTATATGTCAGATACACTGGATGCTCCAGGGTATCTATTTTCTAGTGCTACTGGAATAACAACATTTTTAGGATCAACAGATTCTTCATCAACAACTAGTGGTGCAATAATTGTTACTGGTGGTGTAGGAGTAGGAAAGAATTTAAATGTAGGTAATGATTTTACAGTTGCTGGAATTGCAACTTTCTCAAATGAACTTGATATTAATGCTGCTGTAGATATTTTAAGAGGATTAAATGTTGCTGGAATTACAAGTGCATTATCACTCAGTATAGGTTCTACACAAGTAATTAGTAGTGCAAGAGAACTTCAAAATATTACATCACTTGATGCAACAACTACAGCAACAATTGAAGCTGCTATTGAGGTTGCACCAAATAGATTTACAGATTTAAAAATCACTGGTGTTTCTACCTTTATTGGTATTGCTACATTTGGTGGTGGAATTGCTGTTCAGGCAGGAGTGTCTACTTTTGATGCTGCTGTTGATATTAATGCTGGTTTAGATGTAGATGGTCAAACTGACTTAGATGAATTAGTTGTTGCTGGAGTTGCTACATTTAGTAATACAGTTGATATTAATTCTGGTTTAGATATAGATGGTCAACTAGATGTAGATGAACTTGTAGTAGCTGGAGTATCAACATTCTCTGCTCTTGTAGATGCCAATGCTCGTCTTGATGTAGTAGGTGGTGCTAATATAGATCAAGTAAATGTTACTGGTGTTTCTACATTTGCTTCTGCTGTAGATATTAATGCTGGTTTAGATGTTGATGGACAGACTGATTTAGATGTTCTTAATGTTGCCGAAACTGCTACGTTCTCTGCTCTTATAGATGCTAATGCTCGTCTTGATGTAGTAGGTGGTGCTAATATAGATCAAGTAAATGTTACTGGTATTTCTTCATTCATACAACTTGATGTAAGCACTGGTGGATTAGATGTAGACGGAGAAACACAATTAGATGAACTTGTAGTTGCTGGTGTTTCTACATTTGCTTCTGCTGTAGATATTAATGCTGGTTTAGATGTTGATGGGCAAGCAGATTTAGATGAGGTAGTTGTTGCTGGTGTTGCTACATTCTCTTCTGCTGTTGATATTAATGCTGGATTAGATGTAGATGGACAGACTGACTTAGATGAAGTCGTTGTTGCTGGAGTTGCTACATTTAGTAATACTGTTGATATCAATGGTGTTTTAGATATAGATGGTCAACTAGATGTAGATGAACTTGTAGTTGCTGGTGTTTCTACATTCTCTTCTCTCGTTGATGTTAATAATCGTATTGATGTAGTAGGTGGTATAAATGGTGATCAATTATACGTTGCAATAGCAACGGTTACTAATACTGCTACTTTTCAAAGTGGTATAGTTGCAGAATCCAGTTTAAATGTTGATGGACAGACTGATTTAGATGTTCTCAATGTTGCCGAAACTGCTACGTTCTCTGCTCTTGTAGATGCCAATGCTCGTCTTGATGTAGTAGGTGGTGCTAATATAGATCAGTTAAATGTAGCAGGTATTGCTACATTTGGTGCCGTTGATATTAATGGTGTTTTAGATATAGATGGTCAACTAGATGTAGATGAACTTGTAGTTGGTGCAGCAGCAACATTTAGTTCTGCCGTTGATATTAATAGCACTCTAGATGTTGATGGTGATACTCAAGTAGATGATCTTAACGTTGCTGGTGTTGCTACATTCTCTTCTCTTCTTGATGCTAATAATCGTATTGATGTAGTTGGTGGAATTAATGTAGACCAGTTAAATGTTACTGGTGTTTCTACATTCGGTGATGATGTAACCATAACTGCTGGTGGTTTAAATGTTATATCAGGAATTGTAACTGCTACTGAACTAGATATAGGCACTGGTGGTATTGATGTTGATGGACAGACTGATTTGGATGAATTGGTCGTTGCTGGAATAGCAACATTCTCAACGAATGTAAATATTACTGGACTGCTTACCGCAGGTGCAATTGATGGAGGATCGTTCTGATGGCAAAACCAGCAAGTAGAGAAGAATTAACTAATTATTGTTTACGACAATTAGGAGAACCTGTAGTAGAAGTGAATGTTGCTGATGAGCAAATAGAAGATTTAATTGATGATGGTATTCAATATTTCCAAGAACGTCATTTTGATGGTGTGGAAAGAATGTATTTGAAATATAAACTTACTGAAGATGATGTTAACAGAGGACAAGCAACAAATCAAACAGGGAGTTCTAATACCTTAGGAATTACAACAACATCAGGTATTTCAACTACTGTTACTGGTATGTCTGATATGACTAATAGTTTTTATGAAACATCTAATTTTATACAAGTTCCAGATTCAGTAATTGGTATAGAAAAAATATTTAAATTTGATAGTAGTACTATATCAGGTGGAATGTTTAGTATAAAATATCAATTATTCTTGAATGATTTGTATCAATTTAATTCTGTTAATTTGTTGCAGTATTCAATGACAAAAACTTATCTTGAAGATATTGATTTTCTATTGACTACAGATAAACAACTAAGATTTAATAAAAGACAAGGAAGATTATATATTGATATGGATTGGGGTTCCGAAACGAAAGATACTTATTTAATTATTGATTGTTATAGAATTTTAGATCCAAATACATTTACGGGTGTTTATAATGATAGTTTCCTTAAAAAATATGTGACTGCACTTATAAAAAGACAATGGGGACAAAATTTACTTAAATTTAGAGGAACTAGACTTCCAGGTGGAGTAGAACTTAATGGTCGAGAATTATATGAAGATGCCCAAAGAGAACTTGATGATATTAAACAGAGAATGACTCAGGAATATGAGTTACCTCCATATGACTTTATTGGTTAATTATGACATTAAATTCGTATTTTTTACAAGGATCTATTGGTGAACAAAATCTTGTTCAAGATTTAATCAATGAGCAAATACAAATATATGGTGTTGAAGTATATTATCTTCCTAGAAAGATATTTAAGACAGATAATATTATAAAGGAAATTCAATCATCAAAATTTGATGATAGTTTTCTTGTAGAAGTATATTTAAATAATTATGATGGATATGCTCCTGATAGTGATGTGATGACTAAATTTGGATTAAGATTGAAAAATGAAGTAAATATCACAATATCTAGAGAAAGGTTTGAAGATTTTATTACACCATTTTTGGAAGGTATATCAGCTGGAATTAGAGAAGGTAGAATTACTGGATATGATTTTGCTGATTTAGTAAGTAGACCTAAAGAAGGGGATTTAATTTATTTTCCTTTAGGTGAAAGATTATTTGAGATTAAAAGAGTAGAATTTGAAAAACCATTTTACCAATTAGGTAAACTTTATACTTATGATTTAAGTTGTGAATTATTTGAATATGAGAATGAACTTATTGATACTAGTATTGATGAGGTTGATAATACTGTAGAGGATGAAGGATATATAACAACTGTTAATTTGGTTGGTCTTGGAATAACTGCTACTGCAACTGCTGGTATATCAAGTGGTTGTATAAGAGAAATATTCTTAGATAATGATGGTTCTGGTTATACATCAACACCAATAGTTTCAATTAGTGCTGCTCCTGCAGGAGGATTTACTGCTAGTGCAGTTGCTATCACTACTTCTAGATCAAATATTACTTCAATTTATAGACTTGAAATGACTAATACTGGTGCTGGATATACAGAGGCACCAATAATCACAATTAGTGGTGGTGGAGGTAGTGGAGCTGCTGCTACTTGTTCTATATCAACTAGTTTTGGTATACAAAGTGTTATTGTTGCTGCAGGTGCCACTGGTTATTCATCTACACCACTATCTACAGTTACTGGACCTCCATCTGGAATCAATACTGCTATAATACATCCAGTATTAGAAACTGAATCTGGTGCAGGAATTAGCACTATTAGAATATTAAATTCTGGTATTGGATATACTGTTGTTCCAACTATTGTATTCAGTACTCCAGGAACTGGTGTTGGTACATTCTACTATAATGAAGATGTTACAGGTCAGAGTTCTGGAATTACTGCAAAAGTTAGAAACTTCCGTAAGGATACTGATGAGAATGCAGTTGATCCACCAACTACATTACAGGTAGCACTAAATACAGGTAAGTTCTATGACGGTGAAATAGTCGTCGGTTCTATATCTACTGCTACATATCTTGTTAAGAACCATGATTTAGATGCTTTTGATCAAACATGGGAAACTAATGAAGATATAGAAACAGAAGCAGATAACTTACTTGACTTTACAGAATCAAATCCATTCGGAGATTATTAATGTTAGGAACATATTTTTATCACGAAATTATAAGAAAGACTATTATATCTTTTGGTACTCTGTTTAATAATATTAATATTAAACATAAGAAGGCTGATGGAACAATTCTTGATGATATTAAAGTAGGTCTTTCTTATGGACCACAACAGAAGTATTTGGCAAAAATACAAGAGCAATCACAGTTAGCAAAACCAATTGCCATAACTTTACCTAGAATGTCATTTGAGATGAATTCTATTCAGTATGATCCTTCAAGAAAAACAGGTATTACTCAGACTTTTAAGGCAGCTGATGGTGATAAAATGAAAAAAATTTTTATGCCTGTTCCTTATAATATTGGATTTGAATTAAATATTTTTAGTAAATTGAATGATGATGCATTACAAATTATTGAACAGATAATGCCATTTTTTCAACCATCATTTACTTTGACTGTAGATTTAATATCTGCTATTGGAGAAAAAAGAGATATCCCTGTTATTTTAGATAACATATCATTTCAGGATGATTATGAAGGAAGTTTTGAAGTAAGAAGAGCATTAATATATACTTTAAGTTTTACAGCAAAAACTTATCTATTCGGTCCTGTTGATCAAACATCTGATGGACTTATTAAAAAAGTTACTGTTGATCATCATAGTGGAACTGATACTTCTACAGCTAAACGAGAAGTAAGATATACTGTAGTTCCTGATCCAATTACTGCTGGACCAGAAGATGACTTTGGATTTACAGAATCATGGACAGATTTTGGTGATGCTAAAGATTATAGTCCAACACGACAAATTGATGTTTAAATTATGAATAGTAGTTATGATCCTATCGACGAAGCACTTAA